CAGCTAGTATTAAATCGCTTATTGTTTCGGCTCTTTTATATCCAAAGTTACTATTTTTTATTACAATGTCAACATCAATGGTAACTGCATTGGTGTAACTGATTTTACCTTGTTCCTGTGCCGATGCCCTTCCGTTCATAATCACATATTCATTTACTCCGTTATCAGGTGCGTAACCATCGTAAACAGGCAATCCGCTTGAACTTGTCAAGTTAGTATAAAACCACTTCTTTATTTCTATATTAGGATTTAACATTCTTTATTACATTTTGTATGTTCTTTCTCAAAATAGGTATTTCACTTTCAAATGCAGGTATTAGGTAAGGTCTTGGTCGTAGGTTTATTTTTCTTATTCCTTTGCCTTTAAATTGTATTGCAAAATCCTCATATCCAGCAGGGACATTAACTGTACCACCTGTGCCAAATTCAACATAAGGTGCATACTTTAAACGACTTCCAACTGTGTACATTATTTTATCGCCTGTATTAACTTCCTTTAATTGTATTGAACTTCGTAAAGTAGAATTATCAACAACCACATCCCTTCTTGCTTTGCTTTGAATAGCCAATGCAGATGCGTTAACCTCCATAGCCACTTCTTTAGCAATTTCAGGTGCTAATTTGCCTAATCTTGTAATTAGTGCATCTAATCCTTCAATCCTAAATAGAATTTGGTCTGCCATTAGAAGTACATTAATATTTCGTAAAATCTAAATTGATTTTCTACATCTTTCAAAGAATGAATAACATAAGTATCGCCTTCTGCTTCTATTTTGTAGTTATTTGTAATTGTAACATCATAACGGATAAATAGCTTTGCAGCCCTTGTATATGTTATTTGTGCATCCATTAATTTCCTGCTTTCATCCATAGGTCTAAAATCCCCAAATACAACCTCTTGTAAGGCATAGGTAGTTGTGTAGCCACCTTGCCCATCAGCGGTGATTGTAGGCACATATAAGCCTATTTCCGAGTACATTGTGTTGGCATCAACATAGTTTGCCTTTTTGCTTCCTATCCTCATAATATTGGGCTTATTCTTGTCCAACGCTGACACGCTTTCCAAGTCTTTTCACAAATACCTGTATCACTATCCAATCCTCTATTTTCGTAATCGTAACTAACTTGGTCTAAAATAGCAATCTTTAAATCGTTCGGAATGGTTGCGTAACCTACCACATAAGTTGCCTTTAAGTTTTGGAATTGCGGTCTTTGTAATTGTGGGAACTTACCACCAACTAATGTGTAATCAGCAGCAACAATAGTGTCTCCGTTTTGGTCTATTAAAGATGTAAAACTATTCATCGGACCATAAGGCAGCTGGAAGTGTCCATCCCAATTTGTAAACCATACAACCGCAGTCTTTGCTATTAAACTCAATCCTGTACCTACTTCAACCGCTTCCCTTGCTTGTTTAATCATCAAGGTAATTTGGTTATCATCAACATTTGTAGTAACCCTACAATACAATTTTGCCTCTGCTAATGTAACAGGCTCAACAACTGTACCTATGTCGGTCAAAGTAAAATCAATGATAAAATTATTATATGACATACATCTTTTTTACAAATTTACAATAAATATAATAAAAAACCCCACCGATTAAGATGGGGTCTTTATTTTCTATTCTATAATCAATTAAGCATTGATTGAAGCGTAGATTGCAGAAGTTGGTTGCATCAAGTTGATGTCCTCATAACACTCAATTCTTGCAGTAACCATATTTTGTTGGAAGTTAGATGCGTTCTCATAAGAAAACTCAATAGCTAATCCTTCAACTTCAATACGCTCACAAAAGTTGCTATCCAAGATAAGAACTTTATCATCAGTAACCCAAGATGCAGCAATTACAGGAGTTCCCCATATTGTCATACCACCATTAGGATTAACGATAACTGAACCTGAACCTGCGTAGTAACCAGCAGCGATTGTATCTTTTAATAAACGACCTAATTGTCTAGGGCTTACTAAAGCAACTGAAGATACAAAGTTTGCAGTCTTTTGGTTGCCGATATAATCAACTAATTGCTTTAAATCGGTAGTTTCAGCAGTTGTTGTAGAACCTGTTGCAGCAGCAGAAACAGTTGCAAAGAAAGCAGCGTTTTCAGCTTTGAAGAAATCTCTAGTCAACATTCTTGGTAAAGTTGTGCTTAAGAAAGGCAAACTTTTAGCCATTTGTTTTGAGAATGTAGAGAAACCAGCGATGTAATCATTAACCACTTTAACCTCGCTTAATGCGTAGTTATTCTCACCTTTGTTAGAACCTTCAGTTTGTGCAGCAATGTTGTTAGTTGTTGCAGTCTCTTTGTAGAATACATACAAACCACTTTCGCTTCTTACTGTTGGAACTAAATCACGGAAGTTAATTGCTTGACTAGGTAAAACTGAAGCATTAATAGCATAAGATGCTTGAGCATCTCCTGTTAAAGCATTACCTAAAGTCATTGACTTAACATCTCTTAAATCTAAACGGAATTTACCATTTGATTTCATTGATTTTTCCATTTCATCCAATTTGCCATCTAATTTCTCAATGATAGCCTCATCTAAAAACTTTACTTGTTTAGATGCGTTTTTCTTTTGTGCAGCAGCTTGAGCATCAAATTGTTTTTGTGCTTCATCTTTTACTACACGGATTTCAGCGTTTGTTGCTTCCAACTTCGCTTCAATACTAGCTTGAAAACCTTTAAGGTTATCAGCCATTTCGTTAATTACGTTTTCCATTTTTACTTTTTTAGTATTTTATTAAATTCTTTAATTGCCTTCAAGATTTCCGCATCATTGTTTTTGATTTCCTCAATTATCGGCTGGGGTGCTTCTGCGACCGCAGTGATTTCTTTAACGATTTCAATCTCCAATAAATCCGCTTGAATCCTTTTTATTTCAATCTCCATCAACGCAAAGGTTTCATCGGTAAATTTACCGCCTTTAAACGCTTTCAAGAGTTTCTCTAGCCTGTTTGCTAATTGTTCTTTCTTTACTTCACTCTTTACTGAAATGGTTGGTGTTTCAGGGTTTGCTGCCCATAATACCGCACTACCTTCATAAAGTTTAAGTTCAGTGATTGTTCTTACTCCATCCTTACCTACGCTTGAATTTATTGTAGTAAATCCAATTGAATGCTGATTGATTAAACCTGCATCGTACATCTTCATTATATCTTCGCCTGTTTCGGTCATTACTATTGGAGTAATTGCGATAAGCATATCACCTTCAACATATAATTGTTCAGGCTTACCAATTACCGCTTCCATTTCAGCACAATGGTCAACTAAAGACCAAATTAAGTTTTTACCTGCTGGACCTCTTTCGCTTAAAGTCTTTGTAAATGCTTCAGGAACGATAATGTCATTGTCTAAATCTATATTACCTGTTCTTGCCCAAACCGCTTTAACTCTACGTTGTTCGGTATCTACATCCATTACTTCGTAGCCGATGTCTTGTTTTTCAACAATTAAATCTTTTGATGCGTAAGTTTTCATATTTACAAAGTTATATTTTTTTTTATTATTCAAACAAGTCTGCGATTAAGTTTCCTATTTGCATTCCTACTGCGTTAGTTAATATTCCCCAAATCATTCCGACATTGCCTTTTGGTGGGTTATCTTGTAGCTTTAATAGTTTGCCGTTTTTATCCCTTTGTGCCTCATATCCTAAAGTACATCGGCAATTGCAAACATCACCAGCACTTCCACTTGAATCGCACGGATGAAGCATTAAGTCAAAACCGCCTTTTTTGTTTTGCAGTTTAAATGTTGCATCCATTGGTATTTTAGTACCATCCATATTTAGGTGGTCAAATTGGTCTCTTGGAATCCTTCTTGTTCTATTGTCTTTTGCTGCAATCCATTCTTTGACAGTTACTAATCCTGTACTTGTTGCACCAACCATTGAACCGATGTTGGCAGCCCTTCCTGTTTCCGTTCTTGCTATTAACTCTGCTCTATAATCCGTAATTCCTGCACCCCTTAATAAAACAATTGTTTCAGGTAGTGTTAGATTTTGCTCGGCTGATTGTACTAAATATCTTCGGATTTGGTCTTTGGTTGTATTCGTGATGTCGGTAGCTAATTGGTCAAGTCCTTGCGTTTGTAAATATTGTAGGATAGTGTAAGCAAACAAATCGGTCTCCGCTGATTTAACCTCTAATGCCTCGTAATGCCCTTTTACAGACCTTTTAACGACCTTACTACTAATTTGAGCCATCTTTACACCCATAGCCAAATGCAGCTTTTGTATGGTCTTTTTAATGGCTTTGTCGCTAATTGCGTTGTAGTCTAATGTACGGCAATAGGTGTTCACCTGATTTTGTAGTTCTTTCTTGAACTTCGGTGAATATTGTTTTAATGCGTTGGCATAAAGTTTTTTATAGTCTTGCCAAATCATTTTATGAATTTTGGTCAGGAATATTCAAAGGTTGGAATTGGTCAATAGTTTGCAATCCTGTTGGGATATAAAGTTTCTCCAATTCTTCAGTAGGAATATAATCAGGCACTTCAATATTCATAATGTCCAACTTTTGTTTAGGACTAATCCACCACGCTTTATCAAGCCATTCAGTTTGCTCGGATTTATTTGCTTCTAATTCTCCATATACTGAAAGGTCGTAATCAACATAAAGATTTGTTCCTTTATAACCCCAATCAGTGTGTAATTTCCTATTAAGGTTTTCAGTCAATGCGTTAAGTAATGGGATGGCACAACGAAGTGTTAATGCCTTTTCCCCTTCTCTTTGATTGTTATAGGTCTTTGAATCGCTATCGTTTAAAAGTTGACTAGGTACTCCGTAGATATTACAAAGTGCTTTTAAATCCCATTTTTCCGATTCAATGATATTAAGTTCCACAGGGCTTAAACCGATTTGTTTCCAATCTACTTTATATCCTGATACTGCAATTGAGTTAAAGTTAGCTGAACCGCCCTTTTGACTTACTGCGGTTTTTAGTGCTTGTGCCTGTGCTTGACCACTTGTAGGGTCATACCTTTCATCGTTCATAAATAAAACTCCAGCAGGTCCACCATTTTGGAATGATGCAACGGCAGCGGTTTTAGCTTCGTTACTTCTAGTTAAATTTTTAGCTGCTGCTCGTAGCGGTGATTGTCCGTATAATTGTCCGCCTGTAACTCCCCATTGTGGGTTAAAGTATTTATCGTGTAAGATTTCTTTTGTATCAAATGACCACATTTGTCCATAGTATAACTGATACCCAGCCCTTGTTGGGGGGAACACATTGATATTTGCAATGATAGCCATATACTGACTAGGTAAAGCAAATAGTTCAAATGGTTTACCCTGATTGTTCCCTGCTTCAATAAGTTTGCCATAAATAAAAGAATTACCTGTTATCAATTTAAAACCGCACCATTGTTCAACTAAATCACTCCAGCAATCTTCCTCATTAGGATATTTTAGCAACTCGTTTAAGCGTTGGTCTCCTGTGTAAAGTTCGTATGCCTTTTTATGTAATGTCTCAAGTTCTTTTAAGTTGATGTCTTTTTGTGCAGCTAAAGATTTGTATTTCTTTGCAGCCTTTTCATCTACAACCTTATAAACGTGGAATGGTGCAATTTTAGTTTTGTCGGTAATTAGTTTAATGATTGAGTAAACTATATCGTTTGCTACATATCCATCATCAACAAAACTTCTTTGGTCTGCTCCTTGCCAAGTAACTATACCCCTTTCAATTGCTATTTGGGAGTTCATTGGAATTGTTGGAAATAGTGTGTTAATCTTCTTTTTAGTGAAGATGTCAAATAAACCCATATTATTAGAATTTAAACAAAGTTAAAGAAATTTAAGTTAAAATACACTTACCGCAAATTTAGGTTTTGTCAAGTGAGTAAATACCGCATACCTTGAAGCATCTAAAGCATCATCATTTGCTTTTACAGGTTCCTCAATTACATTATCGTTTTTATCCTTTTTCCATTTGTAGGACATAAATTCCCTTTTTAGATTTTGACTATGAAAGTGAATGTTTATAGGATAAGATTTCATTTTTACTATTCCTGCCCATACATCTTTTTGAGCAGGTTTAATATTAAATCCTTGTCGGTAAAGTTCCTCTATTGATTTTGGTTCGGCTGCATCTGCGTATATGGTTGCTCGTTCAGGTACTTTCTCTTTTATCAATCTTGTTAGGTCGGATAAGGTAAGACCACTTTGATAAATGATTTCCTCAAAGTAGTTTTCGCCTTCGTGATGGGTAACCTTTATAAGTGCAGCTGGGTGGACATAACCAAAGTCAAGCCCATAGAATACATCGCCTTCAGGTGCGGTGTCGTATTGTTTCCATTGGGTGTAGATTAGTTCTTTTGCTGCACCTCGTTCTCCTAATCCGTAAACCTTCCACATAAAATCATCAGGTAGGTTTTTATACTGCTCTATGTTTTTTATTTGTGATTCGGATAGGTTTGGTATATTATTTAGATATGTAGAATGGATGCGTTTGTTTTCAGGATTGTCAGCTATCTCGTAAACATAATTTATAAAGTCAGCAGGATTCCAATCAAGAAACACCTTGCCTGTGGTTCGCATTAGTAATTGGTCGTATAAAGTTCTTTTGATTAAGTTGGCTTCGTTGATAAATAGCACATCCCTTGCTGGTCCTCTAGCTTTGCTTTCATCTTCTAATCCGAATAGTTCAATGTAAGACCCATTGGGGTAAGTGTAAATAAAATCGGAAAAGCTAAAGTCATTGTCCGACCATAAACCCCAATTCTCCATTATAGATTTAAAGTCTCGGTAAACACCTCGCTTAATATGTGGAAGGGAATGCGATACTATTGAAATCCTTGTCTTTGGATTGTTGTAGGCTATCTCAATTAGTAACTGAACAATGGAATAAGACTTTGAACTCCTTGTGCCACCTTCATTGCAAATGACAGGATAATTACCTTCGTATGCTCTTTTGTTGGCAAAGAATACAGGTGTTGCATTAATCTTCAATTGGTTTGCATCGCTCATCTTCTTGTATTACTATTTGAACGCTACCTTGAATGTTTGCGTTTATGTCGGTTGTTTGTTTTGCTCTGCCTTCTAATCTATCAAGTATTTCCTGATAAGCCCTTAAATCGGATTTCATTGCTTTTGCAATTATCTTCATATCTAGTTGTTCAGCTATTGTAAACTCCTCATCTTCGCCTGTAACGGGGTTACGCACTTTAGTAACGAGTTGTAGTAAACGCAATAGTCTTGTTTTGCTATGTTCAACTCCTTTAGGTTTCCCTGCTGGGTTTCCTGATACTCCTTTCTTAAATTGTCCTATTTCTTGGTTAGGTATTGCCATATCGCCTGTATTTTGCCTGAATTACAAAGGTACTCCGTTCTTTTTGATTATTAAGGTTGAGTCAAGTTTTAGCATCCTATCTATGATAACTTGGCAGTACTTTGGGTCTAATTCAGTGCCATAACATTTGCGACCTAGTTGATGACAAGCTATCATTGTTGTACCTGAACCTAAAAATGCATCGGCAACCAAATCTCCTGATTTTGAACTATTGGTTATTTGATAGGCAATTAATTCAACAGGTTTCATTGTTGGATGTTCTGCATTTCTATTTGGGCGGTTAAATTCAAGTATTGTTGTCTGCTTCCTATCTGAATACCAACTATGAGAAGCACCCTCTTTCCAACCATATAAACAAGGTTCGTGTTTCCATTGGTAATCTTGCCTTCCCATTACCATTGAATTCTTTACCCATATAAGGCATTGTTTAACCATAATACCAGCATCTGCCATTGCTCTTCTAAAATTAGCTCCTTCGCTATCAGCGTGCCAAACATACCAAGAACCTCCTGCTTTAGTATAAGAACCTAATGCGGTGTAAAAATCGTATAAAAATTGATAAAAGTCGCCATCTCCCATACTATCATTTTGAATAGTTAAGGCATCTTTAGTCTTTCCTGTATAAGATACGTTGTATGGTGGGTCTGTTATTACCAAGTCTGCTAGTTCAGAGCCGAAAATTTTACCCCAATTGTCGGTTTGGGTACTTGACCCGCATAAAAGTTTATGTTGCCCTATTTCAAAGATGTCGCCTAAAACTATATCCGTTTCACTTCCCCCTAAAGGCACATCAAAGTCATCTTCTTGGGCTTCTGCGTTTTTTATGGCAAAATCGGGAATATCTAACCCCCATTCAGTAAGTTCTTCTACATCCCAATTATTAGCTAGGTCATCCCAATCCCACTCTCCATAACCGACATTGTCTTTTACAATAAATTCCTTTTTCTTTTCCTCGCTTAAATTGTTAGCGTGAATTACAGGAACATCGGTTAACCCAGCTTCAAGACAAGCCTTTAGTCTCATATTGCCACCTAAAACCATATTGTTTTCATCAATTACAATAGGTCTCAACTCAAGCATTTGGGGGAAATCTTGGATTGACTTAACAAGTTGTTTAAACTTATGGTCTTTAATCAGTCTAGGATTGTTTGGGTTTGGTTTGATTTCGTTTATTAACATTATCGATTCTTTGTTGGTGTTCTTATAGATGCTGATTTAACAACATTATTTATAATTAGATTATTGTAGCCAATTTCTTTTTTACACTTGCATTTGATGGTGTGTTCCTTTATGGAACTTTGCCAAACATAGTCCTCAATAATTATTCCACATTTGCACTTGTATTCTCTTTTACAAAATGTATCTTTCATTATCCTT